CAATTAGCAAGCGCTATTGAGAGTCAGTCTCGAGGAACCAATAGAGTTATCACGGTTGTGATTATATCTACTGTATTACCCGGAACAATCGATAGGGAGATTAGACCTCTATTCAATAAGTATATGTCGTTATGTTATAACCCCTTCTTCATCGCCATGGGGACAACCATCAATGATTTCTTAAACCCTGAATTCGTGCTGTTTGGATATGATGACGAAGAAGCCGCCGAGATAGCCGAAGGGTTTTACAGCACACTCCATGATCGCCCCATGTACAAAACAGCTATAAAAAACGCCGAGCTTGTAAAAGTATCCTACAACACATTCATAGGTATGAAGATCACTTTTGTTAATACATTGATGGAGATCTGTCATAAAACTGGCTGCAATGTAGATCAAGTTACTGACGCCTTGAAGATGGCTAATGATAGATTAATAAGTCCAAAATATTTAACCGCAGGAATGGGTGATGGCGGCGGGTGCCACCCAAGAGATAATATAGCGATGTCTTGGTTAGCTAATAAATTAAATTTAAGTCATAACTTTTTTGACGATTTAATGATGTCTAGAGAACATCAAACTGATTGGCTTGCTGACTTGATAGAGGGCGCGGCGCCGAACGGGAATGTTTATATACTAGGTAAGTCCTTTAAGCCAGAGACAAACATAACCACTGGTAGTCCAGCCATCCTCCTTCACAATTTGCTGAAAGAGAGGGGTAGGCATGACGTTGTATGTTACGACCCTCACGTTGACGAACATCCACCAAGCTTCGGTCAGGGGTTGTACTTTGTAGCAACCCAGCACAGGGAATTTTTAGAATTTGAATTCCCAGAAGGCTCTGTTGTCCTAGACCCTTGGAGATACATACCAGAAAAAGAAAACTTAAAAATTATTAGGATAGGAAATTAAAAATGAAAAAAGTATTGATACTCGGTGGGGCAAATATGGTTGGCTATGGAATAACCCGATCGTTTATAGAAACCACCGACTTGAAAAATTACAGAATCCGAGCTATGGTAGAGCCTAGGCAGTACGGAATCACAAAGGCCACCTCAGAAGTATTTGACAAGGTCTCGGTAGAATTTTACAACCCAGTTCCAACAGATATGGAAACAATGGATAAAATTTGCACAAAGACAATAGAGACTAAGCCAGATTATATAATAAATTGTTTTGAATATAGAGACTTTTCAAGACCACAAATATCCCTGTACCATAATACAGTATTTCCTCACGCGCTTGCCTTGTGGGCGAAAGAATGTTCAGTACCATTAATTCATATATCTACAGACCACGTTTTCGGCGGCAAGGCCGGGGATTATTTAGAGTCACGCACACCGGACCCGATAGACAAATATGGCATTTCTAAACAGCTGGGGGAACCTCACGGTTGCATGGTGCTAAGGGCGGGGGTCATTGGCCCAGAACTACAAGCTAAAACGGGCTTCTACGAGTGGATATTCTCACACAAGGGGGAATCTATACAAGGTTTCACAGATCAAGTTTGGAATGGGATGACGTCAAAAGAGCTTGGAAAATTATGCATTAAAATAATTGACAAAAACCTATACGCGGAAGGGGTGAATCACTTATTTTCCCCACACAAGACATCTAAGGCGGACATCATAAAGATGATATCAGGTGTAAATAATTTACAAATTAAGATAAAGCCAACCAGTTCAGACAATCCCAAGAACAGATCTCTTGCAAGTGATTCAAGTCTTTGTGAAAGTCTTGGTGTGTCACCGCTCCTAAAACAAATAAGAGAATTATAATGAAAGCAACAAAAGATACAACAGCCTCCTTCATAATGTCTTTAATTAACAAAGACCTCGACCTTGCATCCTCGCTCCTATCTGATGAATGTAATTGGTACACTGGTAATCATTTTGGTACATTCATAGGTAAGTCGGTTTGCCTTCATCATCTCCATAAAATATTTGTTTCTTTCCCTACTTTAAAATTTTCCGCTGAGTGGGTTGCTTGTGAAAATGAAACCTGCGTATTTGAATATGCCTTTCAAAAAAAAGATCAAGATAACAAAAAGTTTAACGGCGTTTTTATTTTAAAAATAGTTGACAAAAAAATACAATCGATAAGAAACTATTACGAAGATCGAACTACTCGCCCAAGAAACTTACAGCCAGAAAGGTCGACAAAGCGAGCGACATCCGCTTCAAAAAATACTAAAGTAGAGCGCGAGAAAAATTATCCGGGCTATGACCCCAAAGCAGCAGAGCCGTATGACCCCATTACTGGCTTACCCCTTAAATGAAAAAAGTTTTAATAACAGGTGTCCTTGGCCAAGATGGATCTAATATGGCAGAGTATCTGCTATTTTCTTCCGAGACTCGCGATGATATTTTTGTTTATGGTATGGCTCGCCACAGCTCTAATCCAAATTTATCAAACTGCAGCGCGTTTATTAAAAACCCCAACTTCAAATTAGTTCAAGGGGACCTAACAGACGAAGTGAGTATAAATAATTTAGTCAAAGATATTCAACCAGATTATTTTATTAATTTTGCTGCAAATTCTTTCGTTGGAGTTAGCTGGGACATGCCCATGCAAGTAATGGATGTAAATGCATTGGGTGTTCTAAGATGTTTAGAAGCAATTAAAAAATTCAAACCAGATTGTAAATTTTATAGCGCGGGTAGCAGTGAAGAATTTGGTAACATAAGTTACTGCCCCCAAGATATCAAACACCCCATTAAACCTAGGAGTCCATACGGTGCTTCCAAATCAACGGCGAGGCATTTAGTTAAAGTTTACAGAGAGTCTTATAATATTTTTGCTGTCCACGGAATTCTTTTTAATCACGAGGGCCTTAAGCGCGGTAAAGAATTTGTAACAAGAAAAATAACCCATGGTGTAGCAACAATATACCATCAAATAAAACAAGGTAGAACTTTCGAGCCAATCAAGCTGGGAAACTTAAACGCTAAAAGAGACTGGAGCGATAGTGAAGACTTCGTAGAAGGGGTGTGGTTAATGTTAAATCAAAAAAAGCCAAAAGATTACCTACTCGCAAGCGGTAAAACTCATTCTGTAGCAGAGTTCGTAGAAAAAGCTTTTAACGTAGCAAATATAAGCGGAGAATGGACTGAAGTAGGAGAGGATATAAATGGAGTGTATATACCCATCCCCCAGTCAAGGAAATATCTTAGAAAAAAATGCATGAAACCCCTAGTGGAAGTAAACCCAGAATATTACCGTCCAGCAGAGGTGGATTTATTAATTGGGGATTCAACACCCATTAGAAAAGAACTAAATTGGAAACCAAAGATTTCCTTTGACAATCTTGTAAAAAGAATGGTATTATTAGATATAAAATTAGTCGGAGAAGAACTTGAGAAAGAAAAGAAAACCTAATAAGTACCAGTGTTTAATAGGTAAATTCTGCAAAGACCCGTCCACCATCTGGGCAAATAAAGGTAAAGTAAAAATGGAGATGGCCGTAGCCAAAAAACTTTACTTGTTATATTCATCTGAAGATTTTTGGAAAAAAGTTTTTCTATCTTTCAAAGTAAATACCCTAAGGTGGTTCCTTACCGCAGACGGTAAAGCCTTTCTAAGAATAGAACAAAGAAAGCAACGGCTTGACTTTAAACCAAAAAAAGAGTATACTTTAAAGAGTAAAAAGCTAGGTGAAGATAAGAAAGTGACACGCAAGATTAGAACAATTAAAGAATTTTTAAAATAATATGCCCAGACAAAAAAAAGCCCCAGAAACAACCTCACTACCCCTCCAGCAGATACAATCTTACCTTGAAAAAAATAAAGGTGATCATTATAATTTTGAAGAAGATAGAGTATACACAGTATCTAGCGGCAGTTTATTGATGGACATCGAAATGGGTGGTGGAATAAAGCCGGGTGTGGTTAGGGCTTCGGGTGTTACAGAAGGAGGTAAAACTTCATGTGGCTTGGCTTTCGCTAGGAACTTCCAAAAAATGGATAACAGTATGGCTATCTATATTAAAGCAGAGGGTAGACTCTCTTCGGATATGATAGAAAGAATGGGCATAGACACCAGTGAAGATAAATGGTTCGTTTTTAAATGTAATGTATACGAAACTGTTATTGACTTCATGCGTCAAATGGTTAAGGATAATCCCTCTGATACAAGATACATGTTTATTATTGACTCCATGGATGCTTTAGTTCCTAGGGGTGATTTAGAAAAAGGAGCAGACGAAGCACTTAAAGTAGGTGGTGGGGCTTTATTAAGCTCAGACTTCTTAAGAAGGATGGCTCTGGGGTTAGCCACAAGAGGTCATATTTGTTATATGATTTCCCAAGTTAGAAGTACAATCAAAATTAATCCCTATGAAAAATCCGACCCGCAAGTAACAAACGCTTCTGGCGGAAACGCAGCACTACATTATAGTGATTGGATTCTTGAGTTTCAACCTAGGTACATGAAAGATTTAATTTCTACGCAACCGAATGGTAAGGGAGATCAGCTTGGTCACTGGTGTAAAGTGGTTTTTAGAAAAACGCCAAACGAAAAGACGGGTGTTTCTGTTCGCTACCCAATTAGGTACGGTCGTGTCGGTGGTAAAAGTATTTGGGTTGAAAAAGAAGTTGCCGATATGATGCTTGCGTGGGATATGGCTACAGCTAAGGGAGCTTGGGTTACGATATCAGACGAAATAATTGATGAGATTAAAAACGAGACTGGTTTAGAAATGAAAAAACAACACCAAGGCATGGATAATTTTGGCAAATACTTTGAAGAAGAAAAGGAAGTGGGCAAATATTTATTTAATAAATTCAGAGAAGTACTAAAAAAATCGTAATGGATAGCACGGAACTCGCGATTGTCATAGCAGCATCTAACCTTATCATAGCTTTAATAGTGCTAGGGTGGTGCAATAAAAAAATAAAAGAAATGACCGATCCGGATAATTGGAAATGAGGCTTTACAATATACATGGAAAACTACAATCCAGAAGAGTTTCAAAATACCTAATAAAATGGGACGGTAAGTCTCGATCCAAAATACAATTCAAAGTAAAGCAATTTCTGAAACCCCTCTGGCAAAACCAAATAGTTTACGAAGAATTCCCTGTCTATGGAACTAGAATGCAAGTGGATATACTCAACGCCACAAAGAGAATAGCTATTGAAGTAAATGGCGCACAACATTCTAATTTTAATAAATTTTTTCACGCTGGCTCTCGCCTAAAATATTTAGAATCAATCAAAAGAGATGTTGCAAAAGCGGGTTGGCTTGAAAGTAATAATTTTACATTAATAGAAATAGAGGAAGAGGAAATAGGGTTATTAAGTTTGGAGTTTTTTAAAAAGAATTTTAATATTTCACTTTAAAATCATTAGCTTGACTGAGATGCAAGATCAAGTTATCATAGGGTTATGGCTATCTATAGTTTAAGAATTGAAAAGCACGTACTAGGTGGCTTGATAAAAAACCCCGGGGCTTTCTCAGAAGTTGAGCGCTTTATCAACGAGAATGATTTTTACAGCGAAGTACATAACACAATATTCTGTGTTATCAGAGAAACGCTCCTTAAGAAAGAAAAAATTGATAAAGTAATACTCTCTCAGAAAATTATAAACCTTGGCATCTCATTTAAAGATGATATTTCTATCGCCGATTATATAGAAGACCTTTCTTTCACGCAGATAACCTACAAAGCTACAATTGAAGCCTCCAAAGAACTTTTAAAACTTAGAATAAGGAGAGAGATAGCCGATGGTTGCGAAGATATATCCTCATACGTCAAGAAAAATGGAAACTTACCAGCAGATGAAATAATTTCCTCATGTGACTCAAAGTATAATGAAATAATAAACAAGTATGAAGTAGAAGACGAGCCACAGAATCTCTTTGGAGATATAGAGGAAATAATTGAAGAACGAGGAAATAACCCCCAAGAAGACTTGGGCTTCATGACACCATACTCAGAATTCAACAGGCTTTATGGTGGATTAAGAACGGGAAATCTTTATGCGATTTGCGCTCGCCCCGGTCAAGGGAAGACTACTTGGATAAATGATATAGCTTTAAAAACTGCTATAAAAAATAATGCTGAAGTATTGGTTTTGGATACTGAAATGTCTACGATTGATATCCAATTTAGGATGGCTGCAGCGATGTCGGGTGTACCTGTATGGTATCTCGAAACAGGTAACTGGAGAAAAAACGCAGAGCTTGCCACTAAAGTAAGAGAAGCCATGCAGAAAGTGAAAGATTACAAATACTATCATTATCAAATAGGTAACAAGAGTATCGATCAAGTTTGCTCGCTAGTTCGTAGGTGGTACTTTTCAAAAGTAGGAAGAGGAAGACCCTGCATTATCGCTTATGATTACGTCAAACTTACCGGCGAGAAAGTAGGAAACAACTGGGCTGAGTACCAAGCTATTGGAGAGAAAATAGATAAACTCAAGAAGCTTTCCGAAGAAGTTAACGCAGCAATTATAACAGCCATGCAGTTAAACCGAAGCGGAGAAAGAGGTAGTAATAGCGCCGCCGTAGATGACAGTTCAGCGATATCTTTATCTGACAGACTCCAATGGTTCGCTAGTTTCGTGGCAATCTTCCGCAGAAAAACCACAGAAGAGGTAGCGACAGACGGCCAAGAATTTGGGACACACAAACTCATCCCACTAAAGACACGCTTTCAAGGTAAGGACGCAGCTGGACATCAAGACATTATGCGACGCACCTTCGGTGACGGAACACAAAGGTTCGTCAACAACTTTCTAAACTACGAAGTAGACAACTTTAATGTTTCAGAATCGGGTTCACTTAGGGATATTATAGCTAGAGAGAACGAGCAGTTCTTTGTAGAGGGCGGAAACGAAAACGATGGAGAACTCCTATGATAGAAAACCTAAAAGATATTTTGTTGGATATAGGTTATAGTAATATCTCAGACAATGGGAGAGAGTTTAGAATGAAACCCATATACAGAGATTCTAGTAGCAACACCGTCCTAAGTGTACGGAAAGACACGGGACACTTTATTGATTTTAGTAAGCAGATAAGTGGATCCTTCGCAGACCTAGTTAAAATATCTTTGAATTTAAAATCCCAAGACGAAGCCGTAAAATGGATTCAGGGCAACGGGGGAGACTTCTCTAAAGCCACAAGGAGTAAACCAGAAATCAAAGGCCCAAGGATATTACCTCAAGAATTTCTTAATAAAATTTTACCAGAGCATGACTACTGGATAACTAGGGGGGTTACAAAATTAACCCTTGAACAACTAGGTGGAGGAATAGTTAAAGTGGGTAAGATGTCAGATAGGTATGTCTTCCCAATTTTTAATTATAAAAAAGAACTTGTAGGCATATCCGGTAGAGACATCCTTAATGAAGAAGGTTCGTCTCGGCCAAAGTGGAAACACATTGGAACAAAATCAGAATGGAAATACCCGCTACAAATAAATAACAGGTTAATACAAGATAAGAAAAAAGTAATTCTTGTAGAGAGCATCGGAGATATGTTATCTTTGTGGGAGTCTGATATAAAATATGTTATGGTAACTTTTGGACTTGACGTAAGCGTATCTATAATTAATTATTTATTAAGGGTTGACGTTGACAAAATTTATGTTAGCTTTAACAATGACGAAGATAATAATTCGGCTGGGAATGTAGCTGCAGAAAAAGCTAAGAAAAAATTATTAAAATATTTTGACCCTCCCCAAGTGGAGATTGCCCTCCCTTCTAAAAAGGATTTCGGTGAGATGTCACCGGAAGAAATTCATGAATGGCGCGGTAAGATTATTACTTTCTAATGAATAAAAATAACAAAGTCCTATCTGCCTCTAGGGTAAAAACGCTCGATACGTGCTCTTGGACGTATTGGTGCAACTATCACCTGAAAATCCCTCAGAAGGCTAATTCTGGCGCATTACGGGGGTCTCTGTGTCACCTTGTATTCGAACTTTTACTTAAAGATAGACACCAGCACCATTATAAAAAAATTTTAAAAAATAATGGTATAGACGGCTCCCCAGCGATCAAAAGACTAGTTATAAAACACCTCACTAGAGATGGGATTATAGACGATGGTGAAAGCTACAAACTTTGTGACAAAATGATAGTAGTCGGCCTGCAGTACGACTTCTTTGGACCTAAGGGGTCAAAGGTTATCGGTATTGAGGAGAAGTTCCTCCTTGACAAAACTGACCCGACCTACAAGGCCATGGGTTTCATAGATAAGGTGGTCAAAAAAGGAAACAAGATAAAAATTGTTGATTACAAGTCAAGTAAATATAAATTCAAAGGAGAAGAACTAACAAGTAATATACAAGCAATGATGTATACTCTCGCCGCTCACAAAATGTGGCCAGACGTAAAAGATATCATTGTTGAGTTCTTATTCCTACGGTTTCCCAAGTCAGCCTCCCAAGAAATAAGAGTATCGGACGAGCAGCTTGCGGGGTTCGAGCATTATTTAGAACACGTATATAAAATAATTAATAAATTTAGCGAAAAGGATGCTAAATTAAATTACGCAGCAAACAATCCAGATGCTCAATGGTTATGTAAAGCAGGTAAAACATGGAGGTGTCCATACTTAGACCCACTTGAATATTATGTATTAGTTAATGGGTCAGGGGAAGTCGTAAAAAGCTCTTTTGAAAAAGATAAATTAAAATTAAAGCCCGACCACGAAATAAAAAAAATGAAATACGCTGGTTGCCCAGCACACACTCATTCTATAAGCGCCTCTCAAAAAGATGAGTTTGATCTAGATGCAGATGAGAAAGATGAATTCGATTTTTAATACCACTTATTGAAATCAGAGACGAAAGAATGCCCACCATTGTGGGTGGTTTTCGCCCATGGATACACCCACATTTCCATTCCCATTTCGTCAACTCGACTACAGAAACTCAAATCCTCACTTAGTAAATTTCCGTTCTTTGCTTTAGTCATCTCAAAATATGAAAACATTTTACGGTCATAGTGTGTATAATTGAGCTCGGGGTAAGACTCTTTCATTTTTTTAAAAACTTCACGCTTTATTAACATAAGTCCAGTTCCCATACCCCGAACCCTAAATGGTTTTTCTGGTTCAAATCTCACAGAATGTTGACCTGAATCACCAAGGTCAAGGTTCTCGCCTTGCTGGTTCTGGTATGGAAAGAAGTTAACTGTAGCCCCAAAGTAAGCAAGGTCTTCGTCTTTCATTTGCGTTTTTTTAAGTGTTATATTCTTTATTCTACCCCAGTCTATTTTCTTTTTTGAAATAGGTAGACCAATTACATCCTTATCAAACGAAATTAATTTTAAAATATCGCTGGCTTCGAAACCAATATCTCCATCAACCATTAGCATATGAGTATTAGATTCATCATTCATAAAAGAGTGGGCTAAATCATTCCTCGCAAGATGAATTATGCTTGACTTCGTTAAAAACTCATAACTAAAAAGGATCGATTTATCAGCGCAGCCTTTAGACAATCCGACCAGCGCGCTAGCAAAGTCGACGTGACAAAACCCATCTATTATTGGGGAAACTAATTTGAGTTTAATGTTCTTGATGGTATTAATTATATTAAAGAGCTTGACACATAACCAAAAAACCTTTATTATTAGTTAAATGAGCGAGTGCTTACCAATATTCAAATCTCAGTACAGTCTTGGAAAATCAATTTTAACTTTAGCTAAGCAAGGTGAATCTTCTGAAGCGGGACCGGATTCTATTATCGACATATGCGTGGAAAACAATATGGAAGATATGTTCTTGGTTGATGATAACATGTCAGGCTTTCTTGAAGCTTACGTTAACTCAACTGAAGCTAACCTGAAGTTGATATTCGGACTGAGGGTTTTAGTAGGTACAGATAAGGAAGATAAAACCGAAGAGTCTTTAAAAAAATTCTGTAAATTTATTATCTTTGCCAAAGATAAAAAGGGTTACGAAAAACTTATTAAAATATATTCGGACGCATCTGTTAATGGGTTCTACTATACGCCTCGCACGGACTACAAATTTTTAAAATCAATTTGGGATGACAAACATTTGAATCTATGTATACCATTCTATGATTCTTTTATCTTTAGAAATGTTTTAGAAAATTGTGTCTGTGTACCTGAGTTAGATTTTACGGAGCCGACATTCTTTATAGAGGATAATGGTCTGCCATTCGACAAACTTCTAAAAAATAAAGTAATTGAGTACGCCGAAGACAAGAAAAATTTAATTAAAGTAAAAAATATATACTACAAAAACAAAAAAGATTTTATGGCTTACCTAACGTTTCGTTGTATTAACAATAGGAGTACGTTAGAGAAACCAAACCTAGAGCACATGTGCAGCAATGAATTTTGTATCGAAGAATGGAGAGAGCAGAATGGTACCGTTTAATCCGAAAAGAGTAGAAAAACCTTGGGGTTATGAGATTTGGCTCGCCAATAACGAACATGAAAATTACTGCGCTAAGATTCTATTTATAGAAAAAAATAAAAGCACCTCAATGCATTACCACCTTAAGAAACATGAGACAATGTATGTCCTTAAAGGAACCCTAATGGTCGACAGCATATCAGATAGACACAATCTAGGATACAGTTTCTCAATGATGGCTAAAGAAGGTGAGTCTATGGAAATAGAGAGAGGTAGGGTGCATAAATTGATAGCTCACCAAGAGGACTTAACGATCATAGAGGCGAGCACTTTTCACGAAGACGAAGATAGCCATAGGATTACAAACTAAAATGGACGAACATTTATTAAGATTTAAAGAAGATACCGAGTACGTTTTTATTGATCTAGAAACGGAAAACCTTTGCTTGAACAGAGAGCAAAATCTCCCTTGGCAAATAGGTATGATAAAAGTAAAGGGTAATAAAAAGGTAGCAGAAAAAGATATATACGTTTCTTGGGAGAGAGATTTAAACGTAGGTAAAGAAGCTGCTAGGATTACTAGATTTAGCCCAACTCAATATAAAAAAAGAGCAATACCTTATGATGAAATTTTTCCCACGGTGAAAGATTGGTTAGACAACTGTGATTACATTGTAGGACACAATACTCTAGGGTTTGACATTTATCTTATAAAAGATTACTATCAACACATGGGGTGCGACTACAGACACCTGATGGAAAAAATGATAGATACAAATTGCGTAGCTAGGGGCTTAAAGCTCGGTATACCATTCAAGAGGGATGAACAATTCTTAACTTACCAATACAAAATGCTACACACCCGCAAGAAAGGCGTAAAGACGAACCTGCAATTTTTAGGTAAAGAATACGATATACAATTCAATGCAGAAACACTCCACGATGCGTTAAATGATCTTGACTTAAACATAAAAGTGTGGAATAAAATTAAATGGCACATAGATATTTAAAATGGCATCACAAGATTTTATATACGATCTTTTAGATAAGATGGAAGAGGATAAGCAGGAGTACATCCTAATGACCATGAGGAATAATGGAGAAGAAAGTACTGGAGACTTATTTTATAATTTTTATTATGAAGACTCGAAAGATAATGCTGTTCGTATCTTGAGAAAAATTGCAGACGCGCTAGAGTCAGGAGAAATGGAAGATATAGAAATTGATATAGATGATGAAGACGATGAATAAAAAAGTAAAAAGTAAATTCGCTGATAACTTTTCTAGCTTAGACTTACCGCTGCATGGTGTTAGGTTACCTTCATTCGAAATCAACAAAAAGTACAAACGACAAGCGGGAGTAAGCGAAGATGTTACAAACGAAGAATTTCTCAAGGCTCTCTGTAATAATGGTTTCAAAAAATTAAAAATAAAATCCAAAAGTGCTAAAAAATCCTACGGAGACAGAGCCAAATACGAGTTAAAAATAATTTCTGAACTTGGGTTCGTGGACTATATACTACTAGTGTGGGATGTAATTAACTTTTGTAAAGAAAACGATATTCCAATTGGCTTTGGGCGAGGTAGCGCCGCAGGAAGTTTAATTTTATACCTAATAGGAGTAACAGGCATAGACCCGATAGAGCATGATTTGTTCTTTGAAAGATTCATCTCCAAAACTCGAGCGAAAAAACAAATAATCGAGGGTGTCACGTACCTAGACGGCTCTCTAATGTGTGATATTGATTTAGATATCTGTTATTACAATCGACATAGAGTACTCGAATATCTTAGGGATAAATTCAAAGGTAATACTTGCAAAATTGTTACGTTAAATTCACTGACATCAAAGCTCTTAATAAAAGAATGCGGAAAAATTACAGCAGGAAAGACAGAGCAAGAAATGGATGTAGTATCTTCTTTGGTGCCAAAAGTATTTGGCCAAGTAAAAGACATTGAGGAAACATACGAAGAAGTCGAAGAGTTTAAAGAGTGGTGCGATAAAAACCCTCGCACTTACGAAATAGCACTTAAGTTAAAAAACTTAGTTAAGAACAAGAGTGTTCATGCCTCTGCAGTTTCCTTGTCATACGAAAAACTTGAAGACTGTTGTCCAATAGAATTAACCTCAGATAAAAACAGTATTATCTCATCGTATGATATGAATTGGGTATCTATATTTAATGTAAAGCTTGATATCCTCGGTTTAAGGAGCGTATCCGTGGTGGATGACGCATGCAAAAGAATAGGTATTAGTCCCTCCGACATTGACTTCAATGATAACTTTATTTATCAAAAGCTTTATGATCTAAAGCACCCGCATGGCTTGTTTCAGATTGAAGCAGATACAAACTTTAGAGTATGTCAAAAAGTAAAGCCTAAAAATTTAGAAGAATTAAGTGGGGTTCTTGCTCTTGCTCGTCCCGGAGCATTAGCATTCGTAGATCAATACGCAAGTTATACCAATGATGATGTCGTGGATACTATTCACCCATTCTTTGATGATATTCTATCTTCTACTGGCGGCGTTGCGCTATACCAAGAGCAGCTAATGAAGATGGCTAATAAGATCGGCTTTACGCTTGATGAAGCTGAAATTTTACGCCGCATTGTAGGCAAGAAAAAGGTTGCGGAGGTTCGCAAGTGGAAAAAGAAGATTAAAGACAAGGTAAAAGAGAATAATCTTGATGCAGAAATAGGAGATATCCTATGGAGTATTCTAGAAGACTCAGCAAATTATTCTTTTAATAAGTCTCACTCTATTTCTTACGCCGCACTAGCAGCAGCAACGGTTTATCTCAAGTTTAAACATCCGCAAGCTTTCTTTTTGAGCCTGCTAAAAATGACTCGTCACGAACCGGATCCCATTTTAGAAATTTCAAAAATTCAAAAAGAGATGGGTTCATTTGGTATTAAACTCCTTCCTCCCCACATAATAAAATCAAGTATGGATTTCACCACGGAAGGAGACGATATTAGATTCGGTTTATTATCTATCAAAGGTATATCAGACAAGTCTATTGAAAAATTAAGCAATTTCAAAAATGAATACTCTACTAAATTCGAAGTATTTGAAGGAGCTAAGGAGTCTGGTCTAGCCATTGGAGCTTTATGTGCTTTGATTCAGGCTGGCGCCTTTACTGGGTACAGGCAGTCAAGAAGCAAGATCGTTTATGAAGCTCAGCTTTGGAACATTCTAACTCCAAAAGAAAAGAGATTGGTTATGGGGATGTCTGATACTCACGATCACGATCTAGTTAAAATATTAAAAATTTTAAATGAAAAGAAAAACGATAAAGGCAAGCCTCTGATTAGGCCATCAAGAATTGAAACGATCAGGAAAAGGACAGCAGAGAAAGGGTACAAAAAAATTTACGAACTCAATAGCAAATGCGAAAGTTTTGCAAACTGGTTTTACGAAAAATCTTTACTTGGGTATACCTACGGGACGACACTGAAAGATATATTCAGAGAGAAAAGCCAAGAGCTTGATTACCTAAACGAAATAGAAGAAATGCCGATGGACTCCCGAATTGTATTCATTGGTAGCGTGGAGGGTAAACCTTACAGTGGAATCAGTAGAACGGCCAAAAAGAGCCAGTACCTCAAATTAGACATCACTGATGAAACAGGCAAGACGAAGGTTATGATTTTTAATGAAAGTAAAGAGCGTTGCAAAGAAATGAACAACGGCTTCCCCGCGGATAAAGATATAGTCAT